ATCTCCAACAAGATCAAATCGTTCTTTAGGGAATGTAAAATTAAAGCGTATTTTCCTTGCCTCGGCAAGTTCAAACAACGGTTCAAAAAAACCTTCAGGCTGTAAACGCGTCCAAAGTTCTGAATTTACACAGTAAATCTCACCTTGTTTTAAAAATTGCTGAACCCCTTGATTATTACGTTGATCAAAAAAGCAAGCAAGGTGCAGTGCGTTTTCAAAATCTGTTCCTTTAAATTCCTGTTTTAAAGCCTCTGTGAGCATCTTTCTATCCTTTTGGCTACTACCCTAACCGGGTATATGGTTAACATGGTCTGGCGGTCATTAAACTGGCCTTAGCGACGATTCTAATCCGTCACCCAGGCTCCCCTTTTACTGTCCAATAAAAATATTTTTGCATTTTTCCTCTGTTGTGATTTTCCCAGTTTTTCTTCCTCCGCATTTTTCACAAACACCTGTAAATCCCCATGATTCCGCATAACTATTCGAGAATTTTCTTATTTTACCACCACACACAGTGCCCCCATTCTGAATAAGCCCGGCCAGCACATCAGCCAAATCCGCCAGCATCACCTTGTCGCCCACCCCCGTTTTCTGGCGAATGTCTGCGATAACCTTTAGCAGATACATCTCATTGGGAATATTATCAAAATGGCCTTTTTTGTGCCATTCCATCATTACCTTGTTTAGCTCTTCTAGGTGTTCATCAGTGTTTTGTGGCTCGTACATAGTTAAATCCTTTCTGGTGGTTGATAAAACTTGGTTATTCTTTAAAAGCTACTTTAAGAAGTTTTTTTATTCCTGCATCAAAGTTTTTTGTTTTCCAAATTTGCTTTTGTTTGTTCCTTACAAAAACAAAATAAAATCTATTTCTATATTCGTTGTAACCTATTGCTATGTCTACATCTTCAGGCATTTCATCTTGAATAATTTTTTCCATTCTTCTCGCCCATTTAGATGTTGCCATTCTAATGTAATTATTTGTTCTTCCTGAAAAAATATCGTTTTGCATAATAGTTTCCTTTAGTTAATTGCTAATCTTCGCTGCTGTCTTCCAACAGCAAGGGGGCGGCCTTGGATATAAGCGCAATCTCCTCTTGTTGCCGCTCATAGGCGTGCTGGTCATTTTGCGATGCAAGCCTGTAATCCCGGATGGTGTCGGCTGCGCTGGAAAACTGCGACCAGTCTTGATTGCGTTTCTGCCACTCAAGGGCGGCGATGTACTCGGCATAGCTGACACGGGGCTTAGGTGGGTTCAAAATGGCCGTGATGTGCGCCGGGGTTGGGAATTCCTGCGAATTTTGCAGGTGGACTTTCAGCGCGTACTGCACCTGTTCGGGGGTGTATTTGCCCTCAAACGCGAACTTAAATCCCGATATTGAGGCTGGCAAGTTAATTGTTTTTCCGTAAGTTTTTTGTATTTCAGTAAAAACAACCATAACCTTTCCAAGCTCTTCCATAGCAGCCTTACCCCATTGTTCAGATGCCGTTTTTTTCGGCTCTGGCTTGCTCTCCAAGCTGGCGGACGTAGGCGATGTTGATGGCTTGCTGCTCATCCCATGCGCTTTGGAAGCTTGGCTTCGATTGAGAGTGATTTCTTCCATTACTTTGTTGAAAGGGTTCATTTTTAACTCCGTCGGTTAGGGTGTCATTTGATTCGTAAACTGTAAGCCATCCGCTTAAAATTGCTCTTTCTAGTAGCTTGGTTGGGTCATGGCCTTTATGATATAATTCTGTGATTTTATTGATTAAAAGCTCTTTTGCGTGAGCTGTCATGGGTTTTTTCATGCTCGCACGATTGGCAAAAAAAGCGTTCAAAGCGGTTTCCGGGATGAACTCCGGAATCACCAACGGGGCTTCTGGCGGTTTTTCCTTTTTGGGTTTTTTCTTCACTGGGGTTTCAACAACCGAATCGTCAAAAGGCAATTTTGCTAATGATGGTTCCTTTGATGGTTCTTTATGGTTAGTATTATGGTTAGGGTGATCGTCAGTCAGGGGGGTGGGTGATCGTGTGTCAGGGGTAGGGTGATCGTCAGTCAGGGGTACCCCTGATCGTGTGTCAGGGTGATCGTCAGTCAGGTGATCGTGTGTCATCTGACCATTAGTCAGAGGTTTGAGCAATACAGTTTTGTTTATAGTGTATAAAGTTGATTTGGAGTGTGGATTGTGGTTTTTTGACAAAATACCCCACGATTCTAGGTCATGAATGGCTCGATAAACTGTCCGGGTCTGTAAAGAAGTGTGGGCTGCTATTCGCTGAATAGAGGGCCACCCTTTTCCCTCTGAATTGCAATGATCGGCAATGGCGATAAGCACAAATTTCTGTGTTGTGGGTATAGCCGCTTTAAAAACTAGCGACATGATCTCGATAGACATTATTGCCTTCCTCTTCTCCCTCAATGAAAAATTTGTGGCAACCCGTCCGAGGAAGGAAAGATTGGGCTTTCGGGTGTCGACTCCCTAGCCACGTTTAAGCACTATACCAGACGGCGGTTAAAATCAAGTTAAAAGGTACAAATGTTCCACCACTTCAATCAGGTCACTGTCTGTTGTGGTAATAAAAACACCGTACTTTTCCTTGACGTAGTTGCGCTTTAGTTTGCTTTCCGCCGTGTCATAACCTTTGGTATCGTGAACGTGATAATGGTCATCCGTAACAAAAATCAGAAAGTCCGCTGTGTATTTTCCGCCGCCGGGCATGGGGAAGCTGGGTTGTTGTGGTAGCCAGCTACGAATTTTGCCAACACGCTGTAGGCCGTCTAGCCACGCCGCTGTGGCCGCCTCTGCCTTGCTGTGGTATGTCCTGCCCTCGTACTCTGTGCGTACGTTGCCGTATTTTGACCGTTTCTTAGGCTTGGTTTTTGTAAGAGCCTGATATTCAGCGGCGGTGATGCGGTCGGTCATGGCTTTTTCTCCAACATTTCCACCGCTTCACTTATTGCGGCCTGAAGGTCGCGTTCTGATTTGTAAAATAATGATTCTGCTGCTTTATGCGCTTGCAACGCATTAAGTAAAAACAATGCGTTTTCAATAGATTCTTGACGAATAAAAGGCTGCAATGCCTTATCAGCCAAGGCTTTTAATACCCAAAGAGCTTTGTTTTCTGTGTCGGTCATGGCTTGCCTCGCAACATATGAACAAAAAATACAATGTTTAAAATTAGTAGGATGATTGCCAAAACCATTAACGGCGTACCTTCAAGATGTCGGACTAAAGGCCCATAGTTTGTAAATGCGGCTGGTGTTGTGCTCATGGCTATTCCTCCCCGGCCTTGCGGAGGATTGCTCTGGATGTGAGCTTGCGTTTTAAATCTACGAATTGCTCGAAAACGACATCAATCTGAACCTGCAACTCATCCAGTCGTTTTTTAACAATCCAAGTAAACGCGGCAATCGCCGGAACAAGGGCAGCGGCGGCGGCTAGTGCGATTATTTCGATCATAAATTCCCCCATTGTTCTGCCATTGCGGCAATTCCATTCATCCATTTTCGAAATTCTGCTGCCGACATATCGCTCTTCGCCCTGTTGCACACAAAACAGCACGGGAGAACATTCGATTCCTCATATCCTACGGCATTGTCGGATCGGTCAATTCCGTTATATTTAAACGGGGTTTTAGTGTTCTTTGTAATCTTCTCATTACTTGAGAGTGCCCCGCAGTAATAGCAGGGCTTTGAAATGATGGAGCGCACATATTCACGGTCAAGATTCCACGACAAGCCGCGGTTAGCAGCGTGCCGTTTATATCCAAGGATAACAGCGGTCAATTCCCCGCCGTTATCAGGCTTGCGCTTTGTTGCCTTCGCCTCTTTCGCTAAACAGCCACAACTCCTTGTGTTTCCGCTGCGTAACAAAGTGCCCTGCACAGTCTTTTCGTTTCCGCAATCGCAACAAACAAGATAGTGCCGACGCCACCGCTTGTCATGATGGGAAAACGATACAACCGTGAGACGATAAAATCTATCTCCCGATTCAACTAGATGTTTGCTGTTATTTGCTGGCATAGCCGTACTTTAATAGATATTCAGAGTTATCACAAATGAATAATGAGTACTGTTCTGCTATTGCATCGGCAATGCCTTGGCAAGTACGGCTGCGCTCTTTCCAGCGGTTCGGCCCTGGCGGCATACGATGCACCTTTGCCTCGCGTCCCTCGACTATGTTTGTTGGGGTCAGTTTTGGCAGCCCTTTAAGCCATAGGCAGGTTGCTTTGGTTTCGCCGTGCCCAAATTGCCAAGGCTGGACGATCTGATCGGGCTTACGAATCTTGCTGGAGATGATGCTAATAGGGTTTTCTATGGCAATCCTGGGAATGGGTGCCGCCATCAAACACCGCACAAAGTCCAGTGCTTCCTCTTGCTCTTTCTGCTTGTCCTTAAACCACCGCGCACCGCTGACGGCTAGGTGCGTGCATGGCGGATGAGCAATCATCATATCCCAGCCGTCGCCTAGAATATCCTGCACGTCTCCTTGATAATGCGGCCCAGGCGTTTCCGTTGGCAAGAGGTCACAGCTTACAGCGTAATGTCCCCGCTTCCGGAAGGAATCGCGAACCGTGCCGCTAAATTCGCAGGCGACAAGCACTTTCATACAAACAACTCCGGCAATTTAGGTTGGCCAATTTCGGCGGCGTATAATTCCAAGATAGCGGCCAGTTCCTCGGCTTTGGCAGGATCGGCGGCGCGCAGCTTAATGAGCCGTTTAAGAACCTTTAGATCGTAGCCGTCCGCTTTTGCCTCTGCAAAAACCTCCTTGAGGTCTTGCTTGAGAATCGCCGCGTCTTCATTGATACGCTCGACGCGCTCAACAATGCTGGTTAGCTTGCTATTGGGGATGGTCATGGTCATTCCTTTTCAAAAAAATCTTTAGGTTTAACTTTGTCATTTGTGGCTTTCATAATTTTTTGCATCATTGACCACGATGGTTTTTTTACACCATGCAACATTTGGTTTAAATACGCCACATTACAGCCAATTTTTTCAGCAAGTTCCGTCTGTGTCATCTTTTCCCGTTCTTTATAATCTATAAGTTTCATAAACACCTCTTAATTATGTGTACACCATTAATGTATTTTTGCCAAGGGCAAATATTTTTTTGCTGTTAGCAAAAATAATTGTTGACAATAGCCATAGCGGCACTATTATGGGGGCAAGAGAAAGGAACGCCCTTATGTCGCCAGAAGCCTACGAAAACGCTCTTGATCGCCAGTACGATGATCACGTTGCTGAAATGGAAGAAATGGGTTTTTATAAAGAAGCCGCCGAATGGTACGCCTATGAAGATTTCAACGACACCCGGATTGACAATCTTCAGGATTATTTTTTCAACGAAGACGTGTTCCAGAAATCCGAAGCCCTGCGGTTGCGGGATGGCATCGGCCAGCATTCATGGTCAGCGCTAGATAGCGTCCTAACCCACGGCACAGACAAAGAAATTGCCGATTATATGCGCTCGATTCGGGATGTTGTAACCAAGAAAGCTGACCTGATTAAAAGCCGCCGCATCTGGCGGGCTTTAAACGCCCCGCTGCCCTGGGAGGTGCGGCCATGAACCCCGCACAGAAACTTATCGACAACGCCAACTGTATTTCACTTTCCCTAAAAGGTTTGTTTATGGAGCGAGAATTGCAAAGTATTTTTCTTAAAAACTTTGATCTAGTTGGCGATGAAAAAATAGACGCACAGTTAAGATTAAAAAACCTTAACTGGCAAATATCAAGGATAGCCCAAAAATTAGGAGTAGAGTCATGAACACAAACAATAAACCATTAAAAATTTTCGACAAACAAGAATTGTATCATTATGTTGATGGGGTAAAAACTCTTGGCAAAAACCCCGAAATGGAGGGCAACTGCTCAGGGCTACGGGGCATCTGCACAGGGCTACGGGGCGACTGCACAGGGCTACAGGGCGATTGCACAGGGCTATGGGGCGACTGCACAGGGCTACAGGGCGATTGCACAGGGCTATGGGGCGAATGCACAGGGCTACAGGGCGATTGCACAGGGCTATGGGGCATCTGCACAGGGCTACGGGGCGACTGCACAGGGCTACAGGGCGATTGCACAGGGCTACGGGGCGACTGCACAGGGCTACAGGGCATCTGCACAGGGCTACGGGGCATCTGCACAGGGCTACGGGGCGACTGCACAGGGCTACGGGGCATCTGCACAGGGCTACGGGGCGACTGCACAGGGCTACAGGGCGATTGCACAGGGCTATGGGGCGACTTAGACCTGATAACCACTAAGCAACGCGAGGAAAATTCCTATATCCTTTTTTATGGGGAGGTGCAGTCATGAACACAAACAACCACCGTTTTGTTAGCTGGGAAAAAGAGGCCAACGGCACACAGCTAACGCCAGACGAGATGCTGCACAGGATGACACTGAAAGCTAAGGCCGCCCGTGACGGCGAGGGTTTTCATGCTTACTCGCAGCATCTTATGGCCGACGGCAAAGTGTTTGAACGCAAACACAGTAATTCAAAAATTTGGCTTGCCGTTGCCTTGGCAATGATTGCCGGAAGCGCAATAGCCGTGTTGGAAATATCCGGTTGGTTGCCGCAGATGCTTCCCACAGCATTAGGTGGGGGTTCACTGTGATTATTCTTCGCCAGTTCTGGTACTACAGGCGGTTGCGCTTTCCACTGCGCCTAGCTTGGAGATTTGCCCTTAAAACCCTAGGCCACGCGCCGCATCAAAGGAGACGTTAAAATGACTATCACATACCACGCCGACGTTTTCCAAGGATCGGAAGAATGGCTTGCATTGCGCTGCGGTGTTTTAACGGCAAGCAAGATGAAGGATATTTTGACTTCTACATTTAAAATTGCTGATAACAAAACGTCTCGCGATCTTGTTTTGGAAATAGCCGCACAACGCATCACCAACTACATCGAACCTGAATATATCACCGCTGATATGATTAGAGGCCAAAACGACGAAGCTTTTTTCAAAGAAGAGTATTATTATAATTATGGAAAAAACCTTCACGATATTGGCTTTATTACTAACGACAAATGGGGTTTTACCATTGGTTATTCCCCAGATGGCCTTGTAGGAACCGAAGGCCTTATTGAGGGAAAATCGCGCAAGCAAAAGTTTCAATTGCAAACCATTGTTGATGGCGTTGTCCCAGACGAGTTTAAAGTTCAAATTCAAACAGGGCTTTTGGTTTCAGAGCGTAAATGGTGCGACTTTGTTTCATACTGTGGGGGGATGCACATGCTTGCACTTCAAGTAGAGCCAGACCTTGAAATACAGGGCGCAATTATTGAGGCCGCAACACGCTTTGAACAGGCCGTTTCTGAAAAAATAGAGCAATTTAACGCCCGGTTAAAAAGCAATATGCGGCTTACTTACTCAAAACGCAGAGTCATAGAGGAGATGATCTAATGAGTGACATGCTACAAACCATAGTCCCAAAAAGCGACCAGCTTAATGCGGACGATTTTTTAGGCAGAGAGCCTAAGACAATAACAATTACCAGTGTAAAAGTAACGCCGGGTGTGCAACAAGCGGCAACGGTGAACTTTGAAGGCGACAATGGGAAGCCGTGGAAGCCATGCAAAACAATGTGCAAAGTTCTTGTGCTCATTTGGGGAAAAGACAGCAAAAATTATATTGGCAAAAAACTTACTTTGTACCGTGACCCCACTATTAGATACGGCAAAGACCAAGTTGGTGGAATAAGGATCAGTCACATGAGCCATCTTGAAGAAACCAAAACACTAGCTTTGACCGAGACAAAAGGGAAGGCACGTACATGGGTTATACGCCCCCTAGAAGAACCCAAGATTGACCCCGCTGTAAAGGCCGCTGGTGACAATGCAGCCGGGCAGGGTGTGGTTGCGTACCGGACGTGGTTAGAGACGCTGGAGCCTTCTGTAAAGCAGACTGTGCGGGGTTTCCACAAGGAATGGTCTGCAACGGCCAAAGCATACGACGAAGCAATAGTTAACAGCGAAGAGGTGCAGCTATGACAAGATGGGAGCAAATAAAATGCTCACTAGGTTTACACGATTGGGGAAAATGGAGAGCTATAAGTATTGATTACGAACTGACTGTACAAGTACGAAACTGCCAACGCTGCAACCTACAGGAAAAAAAGCCATGACCCCCTACGAACCCAACCCCGCCAAGGCAATATCCGATTGCAAGGGCGATATAAACAAGCTGGCGATGGAGTGCGAGATTGCAAAGTCTGGCTTGGCATTCGCTTTAATTCACATTGAGAAAATGCTTGCTAACCCTGTCAACCCTATTGATTCTACTATGGCTCGTCATTTTCTTGACGCGGCTAAAAACAAGCACCTCCATATTGATTATCTGGCAAAAAAATATGAGAAAGCTTTGTCCCATATTGAGGCGTTGCTTATTGAGTTATATGGAGACGGACTTTTAGAGCCTCCCTTGTGGACTCTTTCGGCACAGAACGCGCATACGTTTCTCAACGCCGCTAAATTTAAAAATGGAGAGGTATCATGAACCACCAAACCGCAGAAACCAAACTAGAGTTTTCCCTACGCGAACAGGAACGCGAACGCATGGAAAAAGAGCAGGCACGGTTTTACTTGAGCCGCCTGATTAAAATAATCAAAAGCTGTCCGCCGCACGTTGCGTTTTTTGTC